ACCTTTGTCTACTGGCGCTTGAAACGAATTCAAGACGCTGGAAACGGCCCTACGGACCAACAGATTCCATTCAGGTTCCTGAACTGCATGGTGGCTGGATTGGCGTACTACATCGCCATGAAGATTCCCGAGGGCCAGGACAAGTTGGACAGGTTGAAGCTGGATTATGCAGAGCAGTGGATGCTTGCGGCTGATGAAGACCGTGAGAAGGCTGCGCTGCGTCTGGCACCACGGCAGATGTTCTTCTAATCATGCCTAATAGGTTTGCGTCAGGGCGCTGGGCCATCGCTCAATGCGATCGTTGCAATTTCCGCTACAAGCTGAAAGAGTTGAAACAACTGGTCATTAAGACCAAGAACGTGAACTTGTTGGTGTGTCCAACCTGTTGGGAGCCTGATCAGCCGCAGCTTCAGTTGGGGATGTATCCGGTAGATGATCCGCAGGCGTTGAGGAATCCTCGGCCGGATAACAGCTACATCACCTCTGGATTGAATGGATTGCAGACTGATCCATTGACAGCTCCGACGACCAGTACAGAGGCGTTTGGTACACCGGAGGGTGGTAGCAGGATTATTCAGTGGGGATGGAATCCTGTGGGTCTAAACAATCCGTTGCAACTTGTGGGTTTGGAGGATAATCTCCAAGCACAAGGTTCAGTGGGAACCGTGACCATTACGGTCAGTTAGGAGTGATCATGAAGAAGTACATGTCAGGTGGCGATGTGAAGCAAGTCAAGAAGATCGCCAAGGCCGAGGTTGCGGGCCATGAGAAGCGGATGCACAAGTACGCCAAGGGTGGTGTGACGAACGCCCAGCGCAAGCAGTACGGCCGCAACATGGCTCGTGTCATGAACCAGCGGAGTGGATCATGAGCAAGGCTAACGATCAGTGCCATTTCTTCCCGGTGGATACTAAAGATCCGATTGGGAAGTACACTCAGCCCCGTCAGTACACCGATACGATGGGTAAGAATGGCTATCCGAATGCCATTGCTAATACTCAAACCTTGCGTACCCGTGGGACGAAGAACACGACTCGTGGGAACAGCAGCTCGACCAAGATGGGTTGAACGTGAACTACGCGACGCTCTTTGAGACGATTAAGGGGTACCTGGAGAATGACTTCCCAAGTACCACCTGGACGGATTCGGCTGAAACCGGGACGGTGACCTTTTCGTCAACTGAGCAGATCAACACGTTTATCAAGCAGGCCGAACAGCGGATCTATAACACGGTCCAGCTTCCGGCGCTTCGGAAGAACGTGACAGGCAACTGTACGATCAGTAACAAGTACCTTGCCATGCCGTCGGATTGGCTGGCTATGTTCTCGTTGTCGATCATTCGAGCTGATGGTTCTCAGCATTTCCTGTTGAACAAAGATGTTGAATACATCCGTGAATCGTTCCCCAGTCCGTCTGACACTGGGGAGCCGACGCACTATGCCATCTTTGACAACGATACGATGATCCTGGGTCCGACGCCCGATGCTTCGTACAGTATGGAGATGCACTACTACTATTACCCAGAATCGATCGTGACTGCGAACACGACGTGGCTGGGTGATCACTTTGACAGCACCTTGCTTTACGGATCACTGATTGAAGGGTACACGTTCATGAAGGGTGAAACCGACATGATTGCGCTGTACACGAAGCGGTATGAAGAGGCTATGGTGTTGCTCAAGAAACTTGGCGATGGCAAGGATCGTCAAGACACCTATCGGTCTGGACAAGTGAGGTATCAAGTCACATGATTATGAATGACGTTGGAGTTCTGCTTGGCGGGCTCGTTCAAGTACAGACGACACAAAACCGTGGGTTAACAGCCGAGGAAGTCGCGGAGCGTGCCGTTGATCGAATCATCTCGGTGGGGCAGAACTCTCATCCGGCTATTCGTGATCAAGCTCAGGCGTTCAGGGAACATATTCAAGCAGTAGTCACCTTCTACATGAAGGAAGCGATCAAGAACGATCGGGCTACGCTTGCTATCAGGCTTCGGGATGCGGGTCATCCTGAATTAACCACTCTTCTGGAGAAATAACATGGCCTTTACCGGCAACTTTATGTGTACCAGCTTCAAGGTTGAGCTGATGCGCGCTATTCACAACTTTACGGCCAGCACTGGCAACACGTTCAAGCTGGCGATGTACACCAACAGCGCATCGTTCACCGCTGCTACGACTGCCTACACGACCACCAACGAAGTGACTGCTTCGGGTTCGTATTCGGCCGGTGGTGGTACGTTGACCAACGTGACCCCGACCAGCTCGGGCACCACGGCGTTCACGGACTTTGCGGACATCAGCTTTACCACGGCCACCATCACGGCTCGTGGCGCTTTGATTTACAACGACACGGCTACTAGTGATCCGACGGTTGTGGTGCTGGACTTCGGCTCGGACAAGACCTCGACCTCTGGCACCTTCCAGGTGATCTTCCCGGCAGCCGATGCTTCGAACGCGATCATTAGGATTGCTTAATGGCGCTTGTAATCAAGGATCGGGTCAAAGAAACCAGCACGACCACTGGCACGGGGACTTTTACCCTTGCCGGTGCCGTTGCTGGGTTTCAATCGTTCTCGGTGATTGGCAACGCTAACACTACGTATTACGCCATTACTGCGGGCACAAGCTGGGAGGTTGGTATCGGAACGTACACGTTGTCCGGTACCACTCTGAGCAGAGACACGATCCTTGAGTCAAGCAACAGCGGGTCAGCGGTGGATTGGGCGGCGGGCACTAAAGAAGTGTTTGTCACCTACCCCGCTGAACGCGCAGTTGCAACGGACTTAGAGCAAACCCTTAGTAACAAGACCATCACCAATCTGATCTTTGATGGTGATTACACGGAAGAGGTTTTTACCATCACAGATGGTGCTTCCGTAGATTTAGATCCGTCCAATGGCACGGTCCAACTATGGACGCTAGGTGCTAGTAGGTCTCCTACAGCCACGGGGTTTGCAGCCGGCCAATCAATGACGCTTATGGTCAATGATGGTTCGGCATACACAATCACATGGCCCTCAGTCACTTGGGCAGGAGGATCTCCGCCTACATTGGCGACCTCCGGGTACACCGTGATTGAGCTATGGAAGGTGAGCACGACTCTTTACGGAGCCTTGGTCGGGAGCGTGGCATAGTGCTGCTCCCTCATGCCCTAAGAGCCGTCAATAAAGTTACTCCACCTGTGTATGTCGGCGGCGTCACCCAAGGCTTTTTGGGTTCTACGACTATTGCAGGTTATACAATTTCTCTTACTTCCTTAACTGGTGGCGTTGCATCTCAGCCAGCAGAAGGCGATGTAATTGTTGTGGTGTTTTCAACAGGATCTGTCAGTAATCGTCAGATTAAGATGATTACATCAGGGTACTTAATTGTTGGCACCAAGGCTTATGTCAACGATACCTATGACAACAACTTGTTTGTCGCGGTCAAAGTTGCGGGTGCAAGCGAAACCTCGGTTAACACATCAGCATCGGGTTCTGGAAACGATTCAGCAGCGATTGCGGTTCAGGTTTGGCGCAATGTTGATACAGACATTATTGTTGAACAGCTTGCTCAAGCCTCTGGAACCGATACGGCTCTAATCAATCCGCCGTCTATCACGCCTATTACTCAGAAGGCCATGATATTGGCAGGCGGCGGTAGTGCTCATATCACCAGCCTTACGTACAACACGCCATCTGAGTTAAGCAACTTCATTCAAACGAATGGTTTGGATGACACTTACGATACTACGGTGGCCGTGGGCAGCGTAGTGTGGAACTCGGGTGCTGTAGATGTTGGCGCTTTTTCGTTGAGCTCAGGAACAAATTCAACGAGCTACAGTTACAACTCATTTGCATTTGCTCTAAAGCCTGGGCCTACACAATCGTCGAACTATCCGACTATTGTTGATGCTACAAGTGCATCCGGCACCAATTCCACCGCAACAGTCACCAAGCCAACGGGAACGGCCAGCGGAGACTTGGTTGTCATCATCGTGGTGGTCGCTCAGAATAGTCCGCTTGTGTTTACAGGACCGAGTGGATTCTCAACGGCTGACACCTATGACGGCACCGCCTTGGTGAAATACGTGTATACCAAGGTGGCTGGAGGTAGCGAGCCTGCGGATTACAGCGTTTCGTGGACGAAATCCGGATCTCCAGTCAGTCAGGCGTTTTCAATCGCTTGCATTACGTTAAGAGATGCAACGACGACGGGAGCTGTGTACGGGACTAATGCCGAAGCCACAACAAACACACCATCGGCTTCTGGACTGACGCTATCGTCCAGGGGCATGTTGATTTCTTTTTATGCCTCGTCTTCTGCATCAACAGAGGTTTACGGGGCATCGCTATCAACGCTTACAGAGAATACTGCTGTCAGCACAATCTCCATCTTTTTGTACACACGCAAGCAGATGGCGGTTAACACGTCAGCACTAAGCATGGTGGCTGGAACCAGTACCACTTATGTGTCTCAGCAACTTTTCTTCCCGAGGTCTTAGATGTCATATATTTTGATCAAGGACGGATCAATGGTTTATCCGTTTGATCTGTATATGTTACAAGGCCACTACCCCAACACCAGCTTTCCGGATGACCTGTCGAGGATCAATCTTGCGGAGCTTGGGGTATTTCCTTTGATTACTAACCCACAGCCCGCGCATGACCCAATGGTTCAGAGCGTTGTACTTGGTGTGCCGGTTCAACAAAACGGTCAGTGGGTGCGTGATTGGGTGGTTGAGTCTAAGCCAGTAGACGTGGCTGCGCGAAACATTCGTAACAAACGCAATGACTTGTTGAGTGCAAGCGACTGGACGCAATTAGCTGATGCGTCCGTTGATAAGACAAGTTGGGCGCAATACCGGCAAGCCTTGCGCGATCTGCCTAGTCAGTCGGGCTTTCCGTACTCGATTACTTGGCCGGTCGCTCCATAGACGGTATGGCGGTGGTTCTGTACCATGTACAGGTGGCCGCATAATCAGTAAGGGTTTGAGAAACCGAAATGTTCGGGTTCCAGTCATTTGCGGGCGCGCCGTTTGCATCCACCGCAGCCGAAACCGAAGTTAACGTCAACGTCGGGTTTTCTGGCTGGGGTGCGTCTGGCGTTACCTGGGGTGAAGACCCTTGGGGGGAAAGTCTTGCCTCGTTACCGCTTGGCACCGGACAGGTTGGTAGTGTAACCGTTCAGGGCGATGCCAATGTTGATGTGACCGGAGTGTCCGCTACTGGGCAGGTAGGTTCGGTTACGGTTTCTGGTGCGGCAGATGTTTCTGTGACCGGATTGTCCGCAACCGGTCAAGTGGGCAACGTCACTGTCACAGGCGATGCCAATGTTGATGTGACTGGTCTATCTGCTACGGGGCAGGTTGGATCAGTTACGGTCAATACGGGTACCGATGTCGATGTCACCGGGCTCTCGGCTACCGGCCAAGTTGGATCGGTAACTGTCACCGGTGATGCCAATGTTTCCACCACAGGCTCATCTGGAACGGGCGAAGTTGGCAGCGTTACTGTTACGGCCAGCACGGATGTGCCGGTCACCGGACTGTCGGCTACCGGGCAAGTCGGATCCGTTACTGTTACTGGTGATGCTGATGTCAGTGTTACCGGGCTATCGGCTACTGGGTTTGTTGGGTCCGTTACTGTTACCGGTGATGCCAACACCACTGTTACCGGCGTATCGGGTACGGGTCAGGTTGGTTCGGTTACTGTTACAGCAGACGCGGATGTCAACGTCACCGGTCTTGCTGCGACTGGGCAGGTTGGCTCTGTAACGGTTACTGGTGACGCTAATGTCACGCTGACAGGTGTATCGGCAACCGGACAAGTAGGCTCGGTTACTGTTGAAGCTGCTGCGATTGTCAATGTCACAGGGCTTTCAGCGACTGGACAAGTAGGCTCGGTCACAGTCACGGCGGATGCAAATGTTGATGTCACTGGGGTCTCTGCAACTGGACAAGTTGGATCTGTCACGGTTACAGGAGCGGCCGATGTTGATGTAACAGGACTAAGCGCCACAGGCCAAGTTGGATCTGTAGCAGTTGCTGGTGACGCCAACGTCACGGTTACCGGCCTGTCTGCAACGGGAGAGGTTGGAACGGTTGAGGCGCAGGCTGGCGCTGATGTAGATCTGACCGGCGTATTTGCCACAGGTGAAGTTGGTCAGGTCACGATCGACTTTGGTATTGATGTTTATGTGACCGGAGTTTCTGCGACTGGGGAAGTCGGAACAGTCACAGTAACCGGTGATGCTGATGTTGATACGACTGGTCTGTCGGCTACAGGGCAAGTAGGTAGCGTCACAATCGGCCTGGTTACTCCAGTTGATGTCACGGGCGTTTCTGGCACCGGCCAAGTTGGCGCGGTCAATATAACCGGCGATTCCAATGTAACGACAACGGGCCTTTCGGCGACTGCTCAAGTAGGAAGCGTCACGATTACTGGAGACGCAAATGTCTCAGTAACTGGCTCTTCTGGTACAGGTCAAGTTGGTGATGTCACAGTAGCCGCAGCGGCCAGTGTTACGGTAACCGGTGTTAGCGCAACCGGTTTTGTCGGAACCGTCACCGTGGGAGCTGGGACGGATGTATCGGTTACCGGGGTATCCGCTACCGGAGATGTTGGTTCGGTCACGGTCACGGGCGAAGCCAATGTAGATATTTCGGGCTTGGAAGCCACCGGCTCGGTAGGGTCGGTTACGGTTGCTGGATCATCCGATGTTTCGGTTACTGGGGTCAGTGCTACCGGAGAGGTTGGAACAGTAACCGCCGAAGTTGCCATTCCTGTTGACGTTACCGGAGTCTCCGGTACGGGCGAAGTCGGAAGCCTGTTAGTTGTTATTGACGCCAACGTAGATTTAACAGGCGTTGTTGCTACCGGTGAAGTAGGAACGATCGAGGTTGGCATTGGGGTTGATGTTGATGTCACCGGATCAGAGGCGACAGGACAGGTAGGATCGGTTACAGTAGGATTTGGGATCGACGTTTTACTGACCGGTGTGTCAGCAACCGGGGAAGTTGGGTCGGTCACCGTTACCAGTGGAATCGTGGTATTCCCAGTCGGCGTAGCTGGGATCGGCCAAGTAGGAACCGTATTGGTCTGGGGTCTGATAGATGAGAATCAGACGCCAAATTGGATTAACATCAACGACAGTCAAAGTTCTGTTTGGACTGCTGTCAACGACACTCAAGTTCCCGAATGGGAAGAGATTGTAGCGTAGGGGTTCAACATGACGATCAATTACACCACCCTCCTGGGTCTGGCCAAACCGGTTACGGGTACTGAATCCGGAACCTGGGGCGATGTTGTCAACGATCAGATCACATCGTTGGTTGAAGACGCGATTGCTAACGCGGCCTCGCTCAACGTCGCGAGCGGCAACGTAACGCTGACCGATAACAACGGTTCGTCTGACCAGGCCAGGATGGCGATCTTGCTGGTGACTGGTACGCCGGGGGTATCTCGAAACATCGTAGCCCCGAGCACAAGCAAGTGGTACATCGTCAAGAACGGATCGAACGCCGAGGTGGTGCTGAAAGGATCGGCTACCACGGGCGTCACCATTCCGGCCGGGGTTGAAGCTCTAGCGTTTTGGAACGGCTCAGACTTTGAACTGGTATCAATGGTCGGCCCCTCTTCCTCCACTGATAACGCCATTACACGGTACGACGGTACGACAGGGAAGGTTGTTCAGAACTCTGGAGTCACGATCGACGACTCCAACAACATGACGGGTGTGGTTGCGCTTACGACTACTGGCGTAGTCACCGTTCCTGCGGGTACAAACTCGGCCCCTGCAATCACAACCACAGGTGATACCAATACTGGCATCTTCTTCCCTGCTGCTGACACGATTGCATTTACCGAGGGTGGTACGGAGTCGATGCGGATTGATGCTTCCGGCAACCTCGGTATTGGGGTAACGCCGAGTGCGTGGAGTGGTGCTGTACCTAGAGCACTACAATTTGGGTCAAATGCAGCTGTAAATGCGGGAGCAGCTTTATATTTGACTTGCAATGGTTTTTATAACGGCACAAATTGGATTTATCAAAACACTGACCTTGCGAGTTACTACATACAAAACGTTGGAACGCATCAATGGTACACAGCAACATCCGGCACAGCAGGGAACACCATATCGTTTAGCGAACGCATGCGTCTCGACTCCTCCGGCAACCTCGGGATTGGGGTAACGCCGAGTGCGTGGAGTGGAACTTATAGCGGCGCATTACAAATCAAGAGTGCGGCTATTTATAGCGCGTCCGATCTAAGAACAGATGTTTCTTCAAACTTTTTTTACGATGGTAGCACGTTTAAGTACATAAACACAGGTTTTGCAACTGCGCTTAGTCAAGTTAGCGGGCAGTTCCGTTTCTTCACCGCCCCCTCCGGCACCGCAGGCAATGCTATTACCTTCACTCAGGCGATGACGCTGGATGCTGATGGGGACTTGGGGATCGGTACGAGTTCGCCTGGAGACAAACTTACTGTTGCCGCAGGTCGTATTCGATTAGATCAAGATTACCAAATAGTGTGGCAAAACGCGGGCACAAACCGCGCCAGGATTTATGGTGACAGTGGAAATACAATTATATTTGAAAATGGATCTGGCAACACCGAACGCATGCGCATTACTTCTGGCGGCGATGTCGGGATTGGTACGAATTCGCCGGCTTCTTTTGGGTTGCTTGCGGTCAAAAAAGATCAAACCGCTGATACTGCAATCGCAGTAAGCAACGCAGGCACAAGTAACGCTGCGACAACCATGAGTTTTGTGTTTAATGAAGCTGGAGCATCGCAAGGGTGGTTTCGTAGGTATAGAGATGGAACGGGCAATACAGAGGTTGGGTTTAGCGATGCGCTGTTATTTACCGGTAGCGTAACTGGGACTAAAGCCGAACGCATGCGTATCGACTCCTCCGGCCTCGTCGGAATTGGTACGAATTCGCCGACTCAAAGGTTAGATGTAAGCGATAATCTTCGAGTTCGCGGCACTCGCATTTCTCAAGACAACAGTGGAGGCAATGCGTTTGAAATTGGCCCGGGCGCTGGCACTGGAGATAGTGCCATCTGGGGTTTCTATGCCCCAACATCGAGAGGTATTGCGTTTCTTACAAATACAGCCGAACGCGCCCGGATCACGAGCGCTGGGCAGTTGTTGGTTGGGACGACAACGTCAAGCAGTTCTTTAAGCAGATTTAATTGGGCGACTAACGCACGAACAGTCGAAATTGAAAACACGAATGCATCTCTTTCAACAGACGCCCAACTGTTTGTGTATACAGAGCGAAACACAACAAACAACAGTTATTATTATTTTGGCTGCTATAACGGAACAGCAGGGGCGTACAAACTCAGAATAGCCGACTCCGGCGACGTAACCAACACCAACGGCACTTACGGCACCATCTCCGATCAGAAGATGAAAACTGACATTGTGGACGCAGGTTCACAGTGGACAGACATCAAAGCGCTGCGCTTCCGCAAGTTCAAGATGAAAGACGACCCGTCTGGCCTTGTACAGTTGGGCGTGGTGGCGCAGGAAGTCGAGCTGACCTCTCCCGGTCTAGTAGATGAACATCAAGACCGCGACGCTGAAGGCAACGACCTTGGCACGACCACGAAGTCAGTCAAGACCTCTGTGCTGCTGATGAAAGCAGCCGTGGCTTTGCAGGAAGCAATGGCACGTATTGAACAGCTTGAGGCAAAAGTCTCGGCGCTCGAATCTAAAGGAGCTTAAGATGAAGCCAAACCCGCTGCGCGATGCGGCCAAGGCTTCTGGATTGGATCGGTATATGCCAGAAAAACCTTGTATAAACGGCCATCACTGTGAGCGTTATGTATCTACAAATCTTTGTGTAACCTGTAAAAAAGAAACATTTAAGAAGGCATATGCAAAAGATAAAGACCGTTGGCTGAGTTACGCTGCACAATGGAGAGACAATAACAGGCAATATGTTAATGAATACTCAAGAATGTATGCCAAAACAAACCCGAAAAAAGTGAAAGAAATATTCAAGGCATACCGTGCTGACAATATGTACAAGCACGTTGCTAATGAGCGCTTGGCAGCTGCAAAACGCATGGGACGCTTGCCGAATTGGATTACAAAAGAACACCTGAATCAAATGGAACAGATCTATTATCACGCAGAAACAATACAAAAACGATCTGGAATCCGAATGGCGGTGGACCACATTGTGCCTCTAAAGAATAAAAAGGTATGTGGTCTGCATGTTCCTTGGAATCTGCAAATCATGGATTTTTCTGCAAACTGTGCAAAGCACAACAAGATTACGGATAGTGTTTATAGGCCCGTTTTAGACGGAATCATGGTAACAGGCAAAGCATTGCCTTGGCACTGGAGTTCAAAATGAGTATTTGTGATTGGCGGATAGAATGGGTTAAAACGACCCCCGAATCAGCAAACCCGCCCAAGTGCGTGGTCACTGTAGGCTGGCGGGTAACGGGAACCCAAGTCCAAGATGGCAAGACCTATACCTCCACCGCTTACGGCACTTGCGGATTCTCCGCTCCCGGTGATCCGTTTACGCCCTATGCCAATCTGACCGAGAATCAAGTGCTTGGCTGGGTGTGGGCTAATGGTGTGGATAAAGACGCATACGAAGCCTCTATGCAGTCCCAGATCGATCAGCAGATCAACCCGCCAATCATTCAACCTCCGTTGCCGTGGCTGTCATGATTACGACCGTTGAAGCTCACGACAACTCGGGTGCTATTGAGCCTCGGCACACGGTGGAGATTCTGTGTCCAGCGTGTGAAAGAGATGTGGACGCGCAAGAGCTGTTAGACCTGAAGTGCAATGACTGTGGACAAGACCTGTCAGAGCCGAAGCAGAACGTAGCGATTTACGCGACGACCGTTCCGGCAGCCGGAGGCGGTACGTTGCTCTAAAGGAAGCGGAGCGATGGCGTTTATCAAACTCCAGTTCCGACCGGGCCTGAATCGTGACCAGACCAACTACACCAATGAGGGTGGCTGGTTTGCTTGCGACAAGGTTCGGTTTCGGTCAGGTTATCCACAGAAGATTGGTGGATGGTTAGAGGCGACCTCTCAGACATTTCTGGGGGTGTGCCGCCAACTGTTTGGATGGATCACCAGTTACGGTGACAACCTTCTAGCTCTTGGAACGAGCAAGAAGGTCTACATCAATGTGGGTGCTCAGTATTACGACATTACGCCGTATGAGAGCGTTACCTCGGCCGGAGATGTGACTTTTGCGGCTACGAATGGTAGCTCCTCAATCACCGTCTACGATACAGGCGCCAACCCGGTTGTAGGTAACTATGTGACCTTCAGCGGCGCTGTGTCTCTAGGTGGCAACATCACTGCGGCGGTGCTCAATCAGAACTACGAGATCGCTACCGTAGTGGATGCGGATGAGTACACCATCGTAGCCAAGAGCCCGACCACAGGCGCTGCGGTGGTAGCGAACTCATCTGACTCTGGTGACGGTGGTGCGGCTGTTGTGGGTTCGTATGAGATCCCGGTGGGGTATGACTACGCAACCTTTGGATACGGCTGGGGAACATCTACCTGGGGTACGGTGCCGTGGGGTCTAGGGTCGGCGGTGCCGATTCTGCTTCCTCAACGAGACTGGTTCTTTGATCAGTTTGATAACGACTTGGTGATGAACTATCGGAATGGGCCGATGTTCTATTGGGAGCGCACCACCGGGGGCATTGATCTGGCGTTGGCCACACGAGCGATCAGCTTGTCGGACTTACCCGGAGCGGCTGACGTTCCCGGTGAAGTCATGCAGTGTCTGGTATCTCAGAACGACCGGCACCTCATGGCATTTGGCTGTATCCCGTATGGATCAACATCATCTACTGACTTTGATCCCATGTTGATTCGCTGGGCCTCACAGGATGCACCAGAGTTCTGGACGCCGGGGACTGTGACTGTGCCGTCTACGGGAGCCCTAAGTAGCGCGGGGTTCCGTCGAGTATCGCGCGGTTCACGCATCGTGCGAGCCCTTCCAACTCGGCAAGCTATTCTGGTGTTCACCGATACCCATATGTACTCGCTACAGTTTGTAGGAACTACAGACGTATTTGACCTACAAGAGTATGCAGACAACATCTCCATCATCAGCCCACGAGCGGTATCTACGGCCAGTAACGTGACGTACTGGATGGGGGCAGACAAGTTCTACTCCTACGCAGGCGTGGTGCAAACCCTTCCTTGTACCATCCGTAACTACATCTTCCAGAACCTCAATTACGACCAGGCTGATCAGATTGTGAGCGGAACCAACGAAGGGTTCCATGAGATCTGGTGGTTCTATCCAAGCTCTAATGCGGAGTACAACGATAGTTATGTCTGCTACAACTATCTGGAGCAGATTTGGTACTTTGGCTCGATTGATCGCACGGCTTGGCTGGATGCCGCGCAACGGGAGTATCCGCAAGCTGTTGGAACCGACAACATCCTTTACGACCACGAGCGTGGCGTGGATGCAAACGGCTCTCCGATGACGGCTTACATCCAATCGTCAGATTTTGACCTGGGTGATGGCGAGAACTTCATGTTGAGCCGGCGGGTGATCCCGGACGTGGACTTCAGTGGTTCTACGGCCAACTCACCAGAAGTAGACTTCATGATCCGTCCTCGAAACTTCCCCGGATCTCAGTACCAAGACGATGCGTTTGATAGTCAGGCGGTGGTGCAAAGCTCGGTGAACAACTACACCAATCAGGTGTTCATTCGAGCAAGAGCTAGGCAGATGGCGCTCAAGATTCAATCTACGGATCTTGGTGTGACATGGCAGCTTGGATCGCCCCGGCTAGACGTCACCAAGGATGGGAGGCGCTAGGTGGCACTGGAGAACTTCAGAGCCCCTGCATTACCGGCTCCTCCTCCCAAGTACGACCAGCAGTATCAACAACAACTGGTCCGTGCGCTGACGTTGTATTTCAATCTGTTGGATTCGTTTGCCCCGCAACAAGCGCAATCGTATCGAGCAGAGAGATTCTATGGTGGTGAGTTTATTGGATACGGACAACAAATTCTGATCCCACATGGAAGCTATTTCAGCACTGTAGATCAGACGTTAGCATCTATTAACACCCCGTATCCCGTCACGGTCAATAATGTTGAATCAGAGATTGGCGTGGGCATTCAAGACGGCTCAAAAATTGTTGTGCCCTATGACGGCGTGTATAACTTTGAGTTTTCAACCCAGATCATTAAAACCAACGCCAGTTCGGGCAAAGCGTTTTTTTGGGCAAGAGTCAATGGTGTTGATGTTTCCGAAAGCAACACACGCATTGATGTAGAGGGGTCAAATGCCGCAGAAGTGGCGGCTTGGAACTTTATGCTCACTATGAATGCTGGAGACTTTTTTCAGCTCATGTGGGCGGGTGATGACACCAACATTCGGTTAGAGCACGACACCTCTCCCGGTGTTGGTCCAAACATACCATCGGTAATTTTGACCGTAGATCTGGTGTCAGGAATTACCGACCCAAGCCTATTTGCGGAGCCCAAAGGAACGGTGTCTGCTGGACTTGTGGGTTCAGTAACCGTCACAATTACATAACGGCCCAAGGATTATTGAAGGACTGAATGATGAATTACTACCTTCCTCAGTATGCCGGTGGCGGGATCGCCGGTCTGGCATCCCAAGGGCGTGGCGGTGACACGATGCTGGTCCACATGTCGCCCCAAGAGGTTATGGATCTCCAGAAGGTTGCTCGCTCTCAAGGCACCACGATGACCATTAACCCGGTCACTGGTCTACCGGAAGCCCTCAATCTCCGTAAGGCGCTTCGAGGGATTGCTACCCTTCTACCTGTGGCAGCGGCATTCATTCCTGGGCTTGGTGCGGCGTTGCCGTTCTTGACCACGCCGATGGGTGCAGCAGTAGCGGGCGGTGTAGCGGGCTCTCTCTCGGGAGAGAAGGGCGTAGACCTCAAGCGTGGCCTGATGTCAGGACTGTTGTCGTATGGGATTGGATCAGCCATGCAGGGTCTACAAGCTGCTGGTGCTGCTGATGCAGGTAGTGCGGCCGGCGATTTTACTGCGGGTGAACTAGCCAAGATGAGTCCTCAAGCCCAAGCCGCGATAGCGAGTGCTCCGGCGGGATACGGCTCAATCGCTGCTCCTGGCACCGAAGCTGCTGCGGCTGCACTTGGAGCACAAGAGGCTGGCATTGCTGGTATTCGTGGCGTAAGCGGCGCTCCTGTGGCGTCTGCTGTGCCTATGGGATCAGCCAGTCAGGGCATCAGCAACCTGTTCTCAAGCGATGCGGCAACTCGTGCGGCAGCGCAAAAAGCATTTGGTAGTCAGGTGGGCCGGGGCGCTTTGATGGCGGGTGGTTTGGGCTTCTTGGGCACCGCAGCATTGGACGAACAAGAGCGTGCTGCCAAAGCGGCTCTTGAGGCTGGCAAGATCAGCCAAGCCAAGTACGATGACTTCATGAAGAATATTCGTGAATCTCAAGCGCGGGCACAGTACACGATGACGCAAAACCCGTGGAGATACGCTCACGGTGGTGCGATTGACTACAGTCGGGCCAAACGGTTTGACGACGGTGGTGGCACCGGCGACGGTGATGCAGGCGGTGATGCTGCGGACTCTGGTGGCGACACTAGCGGCGCTGCGGCTGATGATGCTGCGATGGGTGCGGCCATGTCGGGCATGAGCGATTCGATGGCTTCAACGAGCGATCTAGGTAGCTTTGAATCTGCTCCGAGTATTGGCCCCGGTATTGTTGGTTTGGGGACAACCGGCCTGTCAACCGCAGATATGGACGCACAGATTGCCGAGACCGGCGCTGTTCCTGGAATCGCGGCTCTTGGCAGCATTGGACCATCGATGGCCGACATGATGGCCGACTCACAAGCAATCGCTGAAATGAGTGAGGCTTCGTTGGGCGCGTCTCAAGCCGCTCCGTCTGTGGCGGCTGCGAGCCCCGGCGAGGCGTCGGCTGGTGACTCTGGTATTGGGTCACTCATGCCGCCTCCTGTTCAGTTACTCAGTCTGTTGTCGGACAAGAAAGAAAAAACTTACGCAGAGATGACGCCTGAAGAGCAGAATATGGCTCGTATCAAGGCGATCATGGCGGGTGGGTGGCGCTATGCAGTCGGTGGTGAGATCAGCGACACTTACTCTCTGACCACGCCTGAATTGGGTGGGAAGCCTGAATCAGAGCGTAATGTCTTTGGACTGAAGAAGGGCGGAGTTGCCGGATTACCCCCTCGATACATTGACGGTCATGGTGATGGCATGAGCGATTCAGTACCAGCCATGATCAGCAATCGTCAGCCTGCTCGACTCGCCGATGGGGAGTTTGTGATCCCGGCCGATGTGGTGAGCCACTTGGGTAACGGCTCAAGCAAGGCGGGAGCAAAGCAACTCTATTCCATGATGGACAGGGTGCGTAAGGCTAGGACCGGCAACCCTCGTCAGGGCAAAGAAATCAACGCATCTCGAATGATGCCAGCGTAAGGGGTAGAACATGAGTAACGGTGCAACCAGTACAAACGTAGTACGCGAATATCAATCAATCTCCCCTGAGCTACAGCCGTACTACACGGGATTTGGTGAGCCTGGTACTCCGGGGTTTCAGCCTGGCCTCTTGGGTGAGGCCTATAAAACCTATGCCCGGCCCTTCTCTGAAGCATACGCTCCGTATCTTCAGTCGCCGTATGCCGGCGGTCAAAGAATTGTAGGACCGGCAGAAACGGAAGCTGGCCAACAGTTCAGAGCGGGCATCATGGGGCTTACCCCTCCGGGTGCTTACGGAACCGCTGAATCGTTTGCTGGACAGGCTGGGGCCGGGTTGATGGGGTCGATGGGAACTCAACCCTCGACAGTCGCCGCCCCGGGTTTGACGCAGTTTCAAATGGCTGCGCCTCAGACGTTTGGTGCTGAACAAGCCCAGCAGTACATGTCGCCCTACATGCAAAACGTGGTGGATGTAGCCAAGCGTAAGGCGATGGAAGACGCCCAGCGTGGACAGCTACAGGCGAACCTTGCAGCGGGCCGCAGAGGGTCTTTGGGCGCTTCTGGACAGCTTCTAGCTACCACGGAACGTGAGCGGAACCTTGGAACTCAACTAGGCGATATTCAAGTTCGTGGACTTCAGGAGGCGTTTGCCGGGGCACAATCTCAGTTTGAGCGCGACCGTGCGGCACAAATGCTGGCTCAACAGAGGAACCTCGAAGCGCAGTTGGGCGTTCAGCAGTTGGGTTCTACTCAGACCATGACTGCTCAACAGCTCAACCAAGCGGCAAACTTAGAGGCGGCGCGTCAACGGATGGCGGCAGCTCAGGGCTTGGGATCACTAGCGGCCACAACAGGTCAGATCGGCGCTCTCCAGAATGCAGCAGAAATGGACCGTCTCAAAGCCTTGGGTGCCTACAGTGAGCTTGAGCGTGGACTGGAGCAACAGCGCCGCGACATTGGTTATCAGGATGTCATGAGAGAGGTTGGATACCCAGAGCAGAGGCTCTTTGGAATGTCGAGCCTGCTCCGTGGAACCCCGATGGGTGATCGGCTGGGAACGACATCATCCACGACACCGCCACCGAGCTTCATGTCGCAACTAGCAGGGCTTGGTCTGTCTGGTCTAAGCCTCTACAATTTGATGAACCGATAGGGGTCGCCATGAGCATTCTTGACGCTCTGCGAGTTCAGCAGGCAGAAAACAGTTCTGTGCGGGATCTAGCCATGCTCCCACAGGCGCAGATCATGAAACTCGCCCAGATGGGTCAGATCCCGGCCGAGGTGGTGCCTGTCATCATCAATGAGAAGGCTCGTATGGCGCAACAAACAGCGCAGATGCAAGCCTCTCAAGCGCCGATGCAACCCACGGTTCTCGAACAGGCTATGGCACAGAACGCCCAGGCTGAAGCTCCAATGACCGGAGTCGCATCTATTCCTACTCAGATGTTTGATGAGCGGAACTACGCCAGTGGAGGGATCGTAGCCTTCCAGGGTGGTGGCTTTGCGGATCCGACCGATGTCATCTACGGTGAGCCGACGGAGACCTACACTC